CGATACCAATAGTAGTTCTGTTAGTGTTAGCACTGTTAATTCAAACAATGTTAATAGCGGAACAATAACTAATATAAACCAGACAACCGTTGGTAGTACATCTACAAATACCAACAACAATAATAACGTTACTACTGGTACTCTTACCAATAATAACAACAATGTGAATTCTGGTACTATGACGAACAACAATAATAATGTCGATAGTGGTACAATGACGTATAATAACAATAACGTCAATACTGGTACTATGACAAATAATAACAATAACGCGTCTACAAGTACAAATACGAATAATAACGTCAATACTGGTGATATGACTAATCGTAATATTAACAACAGTACCAGCACAAGTGTCAATACAAATAGTAATGTTAATACTGGCGATATGACTAATCGCAATATTAATACAAGTACCAGCACATCCGCTAATACTAACAACAATGTTAATTCCGGTGATATGACAAATCGCAATATTAACACAAGTACAAGTGCATCTACTAACACCAATAATAACAACAATGTGAATTCTGGTGATATGACAACCCGTAATATTCAAACAGGCGATATGACTAATCGCAATATTAGTAATAATACAAGTGCAAGTACAAGTAATAATACTAACACCAATGTTAATAGCGGTACAATGGTTAATCAAAACATCCAAAGTGGTGATATGACTAATCGCAATATTAACGAAACATCAATTACGCAAAAGGTTATTCAACCTCCACCTACAGCAGTTGCACCTGCAATGATGTCTGGCGGTAATGCGGATTTGTGTACTACAGGAACAAGCGGATCAATACAAACACAAATCTTTGGTGTTGGTGCTGGCGGTGTTACACGTGATATGAATTGTGAAAGATTAAAGTTATCTAAAACTCTATATGATATGGGAATGAAAGTAGCAGCAGTTGCTACAATGTGTCAAGATCGTCGTGTGTTTGATGCTATGTTAGCAGCAGGTACTCCCTGCCCATACGAAGGTAAAATTGGTGAACAGGCTAAAGCAGCTTGGGAAGCAAATCCAGATAAGTTACCAAAACTTCAAAAGGAACAAATAGATGACACTTACAAGAAAGTTGGCGTTGGCGCTTTGCTTGGCGTTCTCGTTCATAACGCTTTCAAGTAATGCTCAAGTAGATTCCACTACCGGCAATTTAATAAATTACGGTACTACACCTACGGATACAACAAGTAAGTGGAACAATGGTGTATATGTTAACCAGTTAGGATGTTTTGGCGGCAATTCCGGCACGGGTTATTGCGGGCCATATCCTAATGTACAAACAAATGGCAATATTAACTTCTCATATGGTCAAGTTGACTTAAACCAGATTGTTAATATAAACAAGGCATTGTCTGCAGGCGGCACAGGCGTACAACTCAGTGGCTTTAACTTTGGCTTTATGGCAAAGAATGGCAATGGGTGGGACGATGGAAGACAAGACTACTTGAGTGCTTATGTAAAGTTTTATAATGCTGGTGGAGGCCTGGCAGCAAACTATGATTACACATCACGGACCAATCAAAGATACAATTGGACACAGTTCAACTTTAGTGAAACATTTGCTAGCCCAATAGCCGCATCAAACTATAGCAATGCACAAGTGGGGTTTGTAGGCAGAGACAATAACTACTGGGCAGGGCCCTATGGTCCAGAGATTTATAATGTCAGTTTTAGTTTAAAATATCGTGTTGATCCTTGTGCTACAAATCCTGCGTATAGTTCTACTTGTGCAGGCTTTAGTGATGTTATTAATTCCAAAAATTTGTTTAACTCCTCACAGGGTGGCGGATCTTTAAACCAAGCATTTGCGATTAACACAGCATTGGGACTCGCAGGATCGGGTGCAACAGTTCACGGAATCAACTACGGATTTAATTATACAGTAGGCCAAGGATTATATGGTTGTACTGCTTGGAATCAAGACGGGTCGTGCAGTTGGTACATGAACACCCCTTCGTATGTTAGTGCTTCTATGTCACTAAGAAACAGCGACAATCAAGTAATACATCAAAAGAATTATAGTTTTACGCAAGAAGGAACCAGCGGATCAGTAAGTGAAAAGTATTTGTTACCTTCTAGTATGAATCAAACATTATTAGACACTGCAAGACTTACAGCATCATCAAGTGGTACTGGATCTTCAGTGAGTGGCGCTTGGGCTAACATCATTTATACCGCGGATCCTTGTGCGACTAATCCTTTATACAGTACGTCTTGTTCTGGGTACGGTGCAGCATTTGCTAAGAATCTAGCTTCAATGACTTCAACAACATCTGTTGCACAGACTACGTTACCTTTGTCAAATCCTCCAATGGACAATAGTGGACCGTTAGTTTCCGATGGTTCCTTTGGTGCTATTAGTCCAATGACAGGGCCGTCACCCGGAAGTCCTCCGCCGCCAACGGGCATGGAACCTGCCCCGGGTAGTCCACCACCTGCAGGCAATTCTCCGTCAACCGCAATAGCAAATGCATCGGGGCCTGTGCAGCAACAAGGGGGAAAATCTGGTGGGTCTGCACCAAATATGAGTTTGGTAATGAGTACCATTAGCAAAGTTCAAGCGGCAGACAAGGCAACACAAAATGCAGCAGTGGCTAACGCCCAACAGGTAGTGGCAACATCGAGCGCGGCCGCTCAAGCACAGGCTAATCAAGTAGTAGATCAAGCAAACGCATTAAGTGCAGAAAGTAGTCAAGCAAGTCAAACATTAACATCGTTTAGTATGCAACAAGGTAATAGGCAACAACAAACAAGTTCATCTTCATTTGTTGCGTTACAAGGTCCAACTGTTATGTCTATACAAGCACTGACTGCTTTATCAAATCAATCACAATCTATAACAGGTGATACCTCAAACATTCAACGTATTGATACTGTAAATAATCCAATTTATTCTTTATCTTCAAATAATATACAAAGATATACACCTGGATTATCTTTAAGCTCTACAAATAATGTTGCTATGGTGATTCCGCAAATTCAGTTGCAACAACAAACGCAACAAAGATTTGACACTAGAATAGAACAAGAACAACCGCAAACATTTCAACCACCGCAAACAGCATTAGCTCGCGGTACAATATTAGGGGATATTCTTGAGCAAAGATTGTCATTTGGTTCATTCCAAATGGAACAACAAATGGATACAGTTAAAAAGAATGTATTGCCGAATGAATTGGCAGGTGGCGTAGATCTTGCAGCAATGGCTTTAATGCCAAAAGGTTATGAGGCCTATAGCATAGTTACATTGCGAGATGTACCTTTTTATAAATCAGAACCAATTTACAAAGATCAACGTACAATCGACAATGCAAGAGTTTTTAGAGGATTGACCGGAGGTAGTGATGCTAAGCATCAAGAGATGGTTGATCAACAATACAAATTAAGAAATTAAAAGGAAACAAAATGGCAGAAGAAATTAAAAACGTCAACGCTAAGATTGACGAAGCAGAAGCGGCAATGAAAAAATATGCAAGTAAAGATACCGTTATTAGTATTGGCGGATATGAATTTACACCTGCAAAATTAATGGTTGCAGCTACACTTGTAAGTAGTACATTGGGCGGACTATATGGTTCGTTTGAAGTATATAAAGACTATCAAAGCATGAAGAAAAAGATTGCTTCTTATGAAGCCCCAGATTTGTCCGGATTTGATAAACGTCTAGCAGTCATAGAAGAAAACAGTCAAAAAGGTGCAGACTATACTCGTGATATTAAAGTTGATTTGAAGAATGACATTCGCCGCAATGAAACCGTAACCGAACAGGTTGAGCGTAGTGTTAAAAATGCACAACGTGAAACTGAAGGAGAAATGCGTGATATGCGTAAGGCTGTGAGAGAAGATTTAGAAAGAGCTAGAAACGAAGCGAATCAAATTCGCAAGGATATGGAATCAACTCGCAAGGAAATTAACAGCGAATTTACTGCGGCACGCAGAGAAATTAATCGCGAAGTTGAAACACTAAAGAAAGAAGTTGATAGCAAAATTCAAAAGGCTATTGATAATCCTTTAGCAAACAAATAAAAAATGATAGACCCTATAAGCATTAGTGTTGCATTTGCTACTGCTCAGGGTGCGGTTAATGGTATCAAGGCTGCCATTAATATGGGAAAAGATATTAACGGTATCATTGGAGACTTTAGTAAATTTTTTAGTGCTAGTAATGATGTGTTGGCCGCGGCTAATAAAATAAAAGCCGACAATGCAAATAAAACAGATGCTCAAATAGGTCAACAAGCATTGCAGCTTGCTATGGCCGCCAAGCAACTTAGAGTGTATGCAAAAGAGTTGAAAGAACTTTTAATATATTCGGGCAATGGAGATATATGGGATGAAATGCTGGCTGAACAAACCAGATTGGTTAAAGAAAGAAAAGAATTTCTTAGAAAACAAGCAATATCAGATAAAAAGAAAAAAGAACAGATAGCTGAATTGATTATGTTGACTCTGATTGGAGCTGGTAGTTTTATGATTCTTGTTCCGGTTGTTGGTTTAATCTTCTTTGTATTAACTCGATGAATACTTTGATTTTGGCATTAGCACTAAATACTACGGCGTATGGATGGCCAACACATGAATGTGTTAAGTGGTCATGGACAGGTGATGTATATAATCGTAAGGTGACTTGCTTAGAATGGCGCGAACGAAAAAATAATCAAACAAAGGGAGATAAGAATGACGGAAGAAAAAAAACCTCTTAGCAGAAGTGAAAGAGAAGCACAAATTAAAGACAAAGCAGGGTGGCTTATTACCGTTTTGGCTGCTTTGTTAGCAATCAATACTTATATTGCTTCAGGCAATAGTTCCAAAGTATTAAATAACACAATTAAGGCTAATGATACATGGGCATTCTATCAGGCGAAATCTATTAAACAGACTCTTGCTGAAATGGCTAGAGATGATGCAATTGAAAGAAAGCAAGTTGAGAAGGCAGATAAGTTAACTGCGAAAATCAATAGATATGAATCTGAACCTGCAACAGGTGAAGGCAAAAAAGAACTATTTGTTAAAGCAAAAGCACTTGAAGCAGAACGGGATGAGATTCGCAAATCTGGACCTTGGTTGACATTCGCTGGTTCCGGATTCCAAATTTCTATTGTGTTATTATCAGCTAGTATCTTAGCTGTAGCACCCGCGTTATATCTTGCAAGTATTGGTGTTGGCGCATTATCCGCGTTATTAATGAGCCAAGGACTGTGGTTATGGATACCAGTTGTTCTTTGATTAGTATTCCTGAAGTGCGATAAATTCCGCTTCGGGAATTCTAGTCTTACCGTTTTTACTTCCAAGAACAACAACGACTCGCCTGCCGATATCGGTATCAATCATCATAACGATGCAACCACCTGCAGCATTTGTTGTTCCAGTTTTACTCACAATAAAATTGTGTCTCTTTCCAATAATGGGATTAGTATTATTAAAGAAGAACCATTTCTTTTTAATCTGAATTTTTACTTGCGGAGTTTTGCTTGCCTCTACTATTTCATAATAATGACTTGCAGAAAATGCTAATTCTAATAAATCTTTAGCAGTACTAATATTCATTGGACTTAATCCCGAAGCCTCTACAAATTTAGTATTAGGCATATTAAGTGCAATCGCTTTTTCATTCATGTCCCGAATACATTTAGGTTTGCCACCGGGATATTTGTCACATAATAAAATAGCAGATTCATTACTTGATTTAACAAGCGCCAACTGAATATGTTGTTCCCTTGTAAATTTACCGAGTTTTTCTTTTGGATCTTGCCCTGCATCTATTACAACCATTGCAGTCATAAGTTTTGTGATACTGGCAATAGAGCGAGATTCTTCAATATTTTCGCCCTGCATAACTTTCCCTATGCCATCAGCAACAAGCCACGAATGGGCAGTTACTGCCATAGAAAAGGCATTACCTGTTAAGAGCAATGCCGATAATAATATAGACTTCATACGTAATCTTTACTCGATACACGACCCATTATCTTATAATTATTTCCTGCGCCTAGCAAACATGCTATCTCAGTACTATATTCGACTAATGACCATGTCTTTGTGTTATGATTAACTGTTAAAACAATTTTATTCGGAAAAGAGTCTTGATCTAATACCATAAGTATTGATTCATTATATTTTTCAAATATTGCGTCAAACATTTCTTTTGTATCCATGCACAAAACAGGTTTGGCGTTTTCTTGTTGACTACACGCAACCGTAGATACGGATAGTAGCAATGATAATATAAATTTTTTCATAATGGTTGCGGACCCCAGAGTCGAACTAGGAACTAAGGATTATGAGTCCTTTGTGATACCATTTCACTAATCCGCGATATTAATTATATATTACCGGCCTTGACCTCGATATGGTTTATGTGATCGTTTTTGAGTTTTATTCATTGACGATGTTTTAGCTTTACCACCTTGGCAAGTCCGTTTTTTAAAATTTGTAACTTTTTTAACGCTCATAATTCTGTTTCCTTAATCTCAAGATCAACACATGCATTCAATTTTTTCTTCACACGTCTGTAATATCAGAATCGTCCGGGGCATTCTGTCGGCTCACTGATAAATTGATTAACGCAGTCTCATAGTCCATAATCATTGATTCTGGTAATTCCTCAGACCAAACTACTTTTTCTCTGTTAATATGTACGGTATGATCTTTCGTATACGGCGCATAAGGAAACAATGCAAGTTGCATTTGTCCGCTATCGCTATTTGGATCGCGCGCCATTTGCAACGCAAACGGTTTTACCAATTTATATATTGACGCGTTTAACGTAATATCCGCAACAAGTTCTTCACCCGAAACTAATTTTAAAATTTTAATAGTCATTTTTATTCTCCATATAACATTATAACATCTTTTTTATTTATAATCAATACAATTGGACAACTAGGGCCGAAGCCCTAGTGTTTTTATGAACCCGTTCCAGGATATTTATTCCTGCGGGTAGATAATCGTTGTCGTACTTCATGTACTATTTTAATAAACGCTTTAATAAATTTCATAATAAACCTCTACGCATTAATACTTGCATTCTGGCTTCTAGATCTTTATGATCTACAGAATCTTTCAAATACATATCAATTTCTGATTGATATGATGGAGTAAAGGCTTTTTTAACCCATGACCAAAAGTCTTTAATCGAAGGAATATGAACTCCCTCAAATTCTTTCAAATCATTATTCATTATAGCATCCTATTTTCTACAGGATCTTCTGTAAGTAATTGAGGCTTAGATTTTTTTACAGGCTTTGTGCTTGCTTCAGCATCTTTAACTTCAATTTTCTTTGGCTTCTTATGTTCTGGAATAATTCTTTCCAAACATACTTTAAGCATGCCATTAAACATTTCAGCATCTTTAACTTCAATTTGATCCTCGAGTGCAAATGTACGGGTAAATGCTCTATTAGCAATACCTTTAAACAAGAAGCTTTCTTCTGCATCTGTATTATGTACGTTGCCCTTAATAATCATCTTACCATTATCAAGTTCAATTTCAATATCCTGTCTTGCAAATCCAGCGACTGCAATTTCAATAACATACGTGTTATCGCCGGTTTTCTTAATATTGTAAGGTGGATAATTAGGAATGCTCTTTGTTAGATCATCATGAATCTTTGCCATCTTATTAAATTGATCGTCAAAGCCTACATATAATTTATCAAAGTCTTTGAACATATCACGCCCAAATACATCTTTAACAAATGTCATTTTGATTCTCCTTTTTTATTTGTTATACCACTAATTGTATTTGCAACTGTTTCTGAAGCAATATTCATTACATCGGTTGAAGTCTTAGCGACTTGCTTTGTAAAAACACGTTGTGCTTCTACAAAATCAACTAGGGGTTTTCGAAGGGAATCTTCCTTGACTGTTTGTTTGAGGAAGTTGATTTTGGCGTCTTGAATTGAATCGATAGCCATGTTTGCGTAAAACATATAGTTCTCCTATTAAGCGAGTTTTAAAATTTGCTACCCCGAAGGCATAGCGTTAATCCTGCTTACTGACTACAGGGGTACCATACGTTGTACCAGCTTTAGACGTTCCCAAGGTAGTGGGATTAAAATA